TGTAAGATTAATGTTTACAGTTGCGTTAGGAATAGTTTGACTACTTCCAAAACTGTATATCCCTGAAGATGTAGTATCAGGTAAAGTTGTAGTGCCAACTAATTCAGAAATTAAAGAGGCAACATATTCAAGCTTTGTAAAATTGCCATTCAAATCGACCAAGTCATATCCTTCAACATAGTTCCCATACATTAAACGATTACCCATTATTGTTTGAGCTCTTGCAAGAAGAGGTACGTTGTCGTAAAGTCTAAGTAATTCAGACTCGGGAAGTACAGTAAATATTTTACTGTTTGTAAAAGTATATGTATAGTTAGTATTATTTGCAAGACCAAGCTCAGCCTTATCAAGCTTCTCGATAACTTTTACAATACTTGTTCCTGCTTCTTTGAATAACAGGTCAACACCAACAACAAGCGGACCGCCTGTATTATACGTAATGATAGCGGTATTGTTTATGTTCACCATTCCTTCATTGAGGTAGCTATTAATACTGAACTCAAATGGGTTAGGCGAAAACGCAGGAGCAGACCACTGTGATGTGGCTGAATACTCTCCATCCTGATACCTATAACGATATGCAAAACAAATAAACCTATCTTCTAAAAAGTTATCTTGCTGACCTGTTCTAATCTCACGAATAGCAGGAGCTGCAATTGGCGGCTTCTTAATAACAAGCAAAGACTCTGCGCTAAATTGGTCTATGTTTCCAACAGGGTTAGCATAATTTCTTGTTATATTAAATACTCTTGGAGGATTGTAATTGTCAGTAAAAAATATCAACTGATCAATTAGGTCAACTCCCGTAATTAAATACTCAGGGTTAAAGTTCAATGTGGTATTAATGCCTCCACCATCATTGATGCTTATTACGTGATAAGTAAGCGCACTTTGTGTCGTATTGTAAGACACAATCATATCAAGTTTTCCTGTAGCACCTACAGGGAATGATGGGTCGTGCACAAACCAAAATATTCTTTCGTTTGCACTATCCTCAATTGCTCCAATACATTTTGCGTTTGCGCTAAGAGCTGTGCCGTTGATGTATCTTAACTGAGTTAATGCTACGTTACCCTTTGTGTTTTCTATTACACCAATCTCTGCCTGCTCAGTAGAACCCATACGGACATTGAGAGCGTCAATATACTCTCCGTTTGGAACAAGTCGCTCGTCTACGACCTTGTTCATTCTACCTGATATGAAGTTCCTTGTTATGTTTGGCATATTATTTCAACCACTTGTCCATACCACGCAGGTTCATAAGAAGTCTGCCCGGATGAATGTTACTCATTCTAATTTTTGCGTTGCGAAGTAAAGCCGCTTTTTCTTTACGAGCACGAGCAACAATGTACTCTTGTACACCAAGCTTAGAATTTAGTATCTCGTATTGAATATATGCGTAAATATACTTCTCAAATAATTTATTAACGCTGACAATTGAATCGTCTCCATTCTCCATACCATCAGATATGTACTCGAGAATGACAGATTGATTATACATATCAGAGTTGAAGTTAATAACACCCATTCTCTGATCAATTGCAAATGTTGGATTGAAGTTAGCTGTCTCCGTATTAAGACCATAGCGCTCACCGAGGCTATAATCAAAATACCAAACGCCATCAACATTCCAACCATACTGCCCGTAGTATGGACCGGGATTTAAGTAGATGCTTTTCTTTATTCCATCCAATCTCTGCAAATCAATCTGAGAGAACTGAGGGGACAGGGCATTACCAAATTGGTCGAATAATATTTTTCCTGTTTGGTCTTGTAAGTAAGCAAGTGAGGACAGGATTTGAATGTTCTCTGTAAGCGGTCTTAAGTATCCATCTTTGTAAAGATTTACTCTTACCCAATTCACATAGTCAGATGGAAGAATATAACGAAGCGTATCATCAACCGTAAGTTGCAATACTTTTATTTGCTTGAACGCATCGTAATTGAGCTCTTGCACAGCACGCTTTGCGTGAAACAATATTTTGTATCGCTCTTCATTATTTACAAGTGAATGATTGCCGGCATACATCAACATAAAGTTGTTGACAATGTCGTATAGACTCACGTATTGATACGAGCCCCAATTGGCATCTGTCGGCTGATTACCGCTATTCTCGTAATATTGATATTGAGTAATGTACGCCATAATTATTGCGATTGTTTTTGTTCTTCAGCAGCACCGAATTGAACAGCAGTTATCTCACGAATAGACATACCTGCATATTGAAGAATCTTTGTTACAAGTTTATATTCATCTTCGATAGGCACTTCAAAGTCTTGATAGTCGGGCTGTGATTGGTCAAACACCGGCTCACCACCTGTCAAAGAAACGAATGTCCACTTAGGGTCTTTTGGATACCTAAAATAATTTGCATCAACCTCATTAGGAAGATTGATGGTAGATGGATATACAGTTAATATACCACCCTCTTGTGTGTATGCAGGATATTGCTCTGTTGGAGCTGTAAGGTTTGACGTAGTAAGCATTGTGATTTTTGTGTGCGTTACCTTTTCTGCTTCTCCTTTGAATACACGAGGAGCAGAAGAGGCATCATAACACATAATCTTATTAATCATAAAATAGTCAAACCCTGTAGTAGTAATAGACGGAAGATAAAATCTGTTTGTAGCAGGAGCTACTTGCGTAAGTGTTGAGGTTAAAGCAAACACTTCCATTGCTTCTTCTATCGGTTTGCCCTGATCAGCATATCCTGTACCTGACTTGCGTAGATTCTCTAAATTTATTTTATTGTTGTAATCAGAAAAGTATTCTTCAAAAACTTCAAGCTGCGCCTGCTTAGCAAACAGGTTGAAGTCTGCCGGTGATATGTATCCGTAGTTGTTCTTGTTCAGAACAGACAGCACCGTATTTCTGACTGAATTTATCATTATAGTCTTTTTACAAATATAAACAAAAAAAAGAGGGTATAGAAATACCCTCCCTTAACCTAAACACTATGAAAACCATTAACCTATGCTAAGTTACTTTCAAGCATCTTAAGGGCATCAATCCCTTCATCTGACTTTAGGAACTCGGCAACGGTAAAGTAGGGGTCTTGAGCATACGGAACGGTCAACATCTTCTTCTTATTTGACCCCGTATTAAACCACACTTCCTTTTGTCCGTTCCTGAATGTCAGCAATTTATTCTCAAAGAACACGTGTACATTAGACTGTAGCTTTAGCATTGGGTCCCCGAGTATGTTTATGAAACCTTGGGGGTCACGCTTGGCATAAATCAGTACATCTCTTTTAAGTTCAGAACTTGTAAACCTCGATGGGTCTTTCCCAAAGAGCACTCTTGATACGCTCTCAAGCTGCTCCAAAGAGAGCTGACGAGCTTGGATCAAGGCATCCACCTCCGCACTTAAACTTTCTACCTCTTTCGCAGCGTCTTTTTCGTGGTCTACCTCTATGAATGTTCTACCATTTAACGGGTGGTAGTACAAGAACTCCTGTAAAACAGGGTTATTCTTAGGAACCCTAAGAAACCCGTTCTCGAATATAACAGGCTCGACAATGGCATTACCGTCTTGGTCGTCCTCAAAAGGAGTCTTTTGGTTGACAGCGTATCGCAAGGGTCGGTTAATGTTGTTTTCTTCATCGAACCATAACAGGGGGTAACGTCTTGTATTTCTTGAAGGTAGCGTATACGAAAGGGGGGCTACGTCCCCTTTAAGCTTGTAAATCCTGTCGGCAGGAACCAATTTCTTTTTCATTAGATTTTAATTTGATTAGATTAAAAATAAGGGGGAGTGTCTTTGAAGACACCCCACCCTATATTGTTTTTCTTCGGATTATGAACCGTAACGGAACAGTACGAAGTTGTTAGCACCCAAGGTACAAACGCAACGCTCAGAGAGGAAGTTAACCTCCATTGCATCGAGATCGCTTGTTTGAGCACCACCGGCAGAACCTGTAATCCAAGTCTTGTATCTGCGGTCTTCTGTTTCAGAAGCACGATAGCGGACGTGGAGGAAAGGACGCTTAGCGTTCTTGCCAAG